TGCAATTGCTGCACAATCGGCGGCGGGGTCGGAAGCGCGCCCGCTCGCAACATAATGGCAAAGGCGCGGTCCACCACGGGCGCGAGGAATTCGACTTCCAATCTCCCCAGGGTCGGGCCGAGGGTGGACTGCATCATCTCCAAACGCTTTTCGACTTCGGTGGCGGTAATAAACGACTTCTCGGGGAGCTGAAGCTGATCGGCCATGAATGTCCTGCGGATGGTTTCGCGCAGGGTTTGCACCATGGCCGAATCCACCTGGAAATCGGCCGCGAACTTCATCGGCTGAATGGCGTTGGGATCCCGCACCACGTTAATGGCGGACGGCACGGCGCTGATCTTGCCGATCACGCCATCATCCATGACCATCAGCGGGGGATCGATAATCTTGGCCCAGGCTTTGAGGGTGAGTTCGACCGCCTTATTCAGGCTGCGAATATCAGGGAGGGCGGTATGCCCCGGACCCCGGCCGTATTCCTCTCCCGCGGACTTCGCCCAGCGTGGGACGCAAAACGGAAATTCGTGATAGCCGCTTTCTTCGAGAGTGTGCTTCGTGTCTTTTTCGACGTAACAACTCGCAAACGGGAGGGTCTTGCTGGCTTTGCCGGCTTTGCCGTCTTCCCGCGGATAGACCGCATGGAGGATGGTAACCGGATCATCCAGCGACACCGCGGCCGCGTCCTTCGCCGCCGTGACTTTATCGCGGAGTTTTTCGCTGAGGGCGGACTCGCCCCAGCGGCGGACCACTTCACGCAACGGATACACCATCTCGCGGATGAGGGTATTGACCTTTCCATCCATGCCTTCGTGGATGACGTAACTCCCGACGGGTTCGGCCCGGAAGACGAATCCTCCCCAGCCCATGCGGCCCGGCGGGGCTTCTTCGAGCAGCAAGCAGCCCGTCCCAAACACCCCACAGTCCAGCAGCATTTCTAAGGCTTCCGCACTGAAGTTCGATTGGCGGAATTCGGCGTACATCGCCCCGGCCGTCTCCTCCAGCCACGCTTGCACTTGGCGGGAGTCTTGGACGTCCCGCATCCGAATATGCAGGGAGAACCATCGGATGACGGGGGAGATCAGGGCCGAGGCGATAAAGCTCGCCAGATCCATCGCGGATTTCGGGGCGGTGGCGTCGAACAAATTCCCGGTCTGTTTCTGCCCAGGAGATTTGCGCGTGACAATGTTCGACTTCCGGGGCAGGACGTATTCGGCAATCTCTTGCCAGTTCGCGTCCCACGTTCCCCGCGCCGCCTTGTAGCGGTCATATCTGCGACAGACTAATTCGCCAACAGCATCGGGCATCAGCCACCCAACTTGTTCGTGCTACCCGCCGAGAGGCCCGACGATGCCACATTGTCGGCCGACATCGACCCCGGCTGCGAGAGCACGGTCTGGAATCGTCGACGCGGTTCTAGTGCGGCTTGGGGTTTGGGGGCGTCCGGTTGTCCGGGCAAATTGAGATTGGGTATATCGGGTTTGCCTTGGGCCATGGTGTACGCCATCGTACCTGCGCCGGCCGCGGCGGAAGTGGCTGCGGCAATAGCCGCCAGGGTTCCAATTTCAATTCCCATGAGAACACTCCTTGGTTGACGGGTCAGAGGCCCCGCTGTAATACACCCGAAGGCCGAGATCCGGTCCGTAAATCCCGCACAAAAATCTCTGCTGCGCGCAGGTAGTCCCGGCGCCTTGAGAGAATGGCGGCTAAAGGGCCTCCCACGGGCGCGGAATACACCACCGCATCTGCTCCTTGCTCCTGGGCCACCCGCTCCAATTCGCGCATGAGTAACAGACCGGCGCGACTGGCGCGCCAGGTGGGGCGCACAAAGAGGCTTTCCACAACCGACACGGGGCGGGAATGATGCGGGAGGTGGCTTCTAACGAGAGTGCCAAATCCCGCCAGCGTCTCGTGTTGTTGCACGGCAAGGACGGTCAATACGCCCTTCACCGCCAGCGCGTCATACGCCAGCCGATCAGGATTTGCCGGGGGCATCGCCGCACTACGGCATTCTGCCTCGTATTCGGTTATCAGCAGGCGCCATTCGGGGTGAGTAAACATCCAGTCAACTGATACGGGGCCGACTCGCCATCCGTCAGTCCCGCTCCTGCTCACGCGAAGAGCTCCCAGCTCGACTCCGCGTGGGTGGGGGTGTGATCCCCCCACGGGGAGAAAGTCGACTCCGCGAAGCGGGCGAGCTGCGCGTCGTGCCGATGGGTGTCGCGGTCTGCGACAGCCAGATACCGAAACGCATCCGCTGGATTACTGCTCCAATCATGGACCGGAGCGTTCTCATAACACTGGTGTTTGTCATCCCAGAGTTTGTGGTAGAACGCGAGCGCGTCGATGAGCGGCGCGGTTTTGCGGGCGTCAAAGACGCACTTCGGGAAGATTCGGCGCGCGGCATCGATTCCCTCCTCGATTTTGAGTTTCGGGACCACGGTGACATGGGGAGAAATTAGCGAGCGAAAGGTATCGAGGCGTTTATTGCCTGATCCCCACTCCCTCACACTAATGTCATGCGGCAAGAAATGCCGCTCATACGCATAGGGTTTGTCCTTGAGGACTTTCGCATAGTGGCCGAGACCTTCGCCTGAGTTTTGGTAAAAGTCGATGAGGTGGCGGCGAGGCCCCGACTTCTGAAAAAAGATAATCGCGGTGGTGTCGTTCACCCCCAAGTCCCATGCCGTGAAGACGGGCAAGGACGACTCCCACGGGAGGTCGGTAATGCGGCCGTCGGTGCGGGCCATGGCGAGGGCGCTGCCGTAATAGCTCCCGACTTGCGCGGCGTCGAAGGAACAAAAGAATTCTTGTTGCACCAAGTCTTCGGTCATGCCTGATTGACGATCTTGTTCAATCGCCTCGGGGCGGACCACGGGGGTGCCATCCTGGCGGGTACTCTCCGCGACGGTGAGGGTTTCGGCATACCACACGGCTGGCGATTTCGCGGAAAACTCCTGCGCTAAGGCGTGCAAGCGGTGGCCGTGATTGCGCCCGCGCGGGGTGAAGATGAACAGTGCCCAGCCGTCGTTCTCGGCCAAGATCGGCCGTACCAAGTCCCAGGCCGTCGGGGATTGAAGCGAGTACTCCGAAAAGACACACCCCACCGGATTGCTGCCCACCAATTGGTTTACGCGATCCGTGCCCACGAACTGGAGAATGCTGCCGTTCGCAAACTTCAACTGCATTTCGGTTTCGTTTTTTTCGACAATGACGCCCTTCGGGATGTAGCTTAGGAAGGTCCGTCCGCTGCCATCGATGCCGTCCCACACACTCCGTTTGGCTTGGCCGTACGTCGGGTAGTAGTACGTGTAGGTGCCGACGCGATCAAACAACGCGGCGGTGACGATTAGGTTCAACGCCGTCAGGTCTTTGCCGGCGCGGCGATGCCAGACGAGACTCGCCCGCTTGCGGCGATAGCCCCCGCGAGCGAACCATTCCAACACCCTGCGTTGGTAGGGGCGGGGGTTGAACTCAAAGCCTGTGGTGGTCGTGGTGGTGGAAGTCATCGCCATGCGCTAATTCACATCCTGTTCCATGATGGCGTGAATTGCCTGCGCGCGACTGTTAAGGGCCTCTCCACTCGGGTAGATCGGCCAGTGCCCGGCATCGATCTCCTTCTTCCAGTGACGATACAGCTCCCCCTCATCCTTGAGCACCTTGCCGTTGACGAACCCTGGAACGGCCACAAACTCCCCCTTGTGGGGCCCCTCTGGAATCTCGATGCCGGTGCTGTAGACCGTGATCTGCCGCCCGGCGGCATCAAAGGCGGAGGTGTTCGTCAGCAGGGTCTTGCGGTGGTAGTCCACAATGCGTTGCTCTTGCGGGGTGAGCTTGAGCTCCGCGGCCGTGGCGTCTCCTTGGGACCAGGCATCACGCACGGGGCGTTGAGGATTTTGCTCTAGCCGCCGGCGGCGGGGGTTATCGGGATGGGTTGCCGGCGTGCGATCCTCCGGCGCGGGTCGCACAAACGCGGCGTCTTGCTCATCGTCGTAATGCATCGGCTTCTGTGCGGGAATGGTCGTCGGAATTGGATACTGCCCAAGTCGCATGCAAACTCCTTAGCGGCGAATGTCACTTCTCACGCGAAGAGGCCCCCCGGCGCGTATACGCCCCGGGGGGCGGGTGGTGGGAGAGTGGCAGGCGGAGCACTTGGGTCTGCGCCCTCCGCGACTGGCGCGCTTGAGGCGAAATTCGTTTTCACAAAAATCCTCGCCGCATGTGAGTGATACCCCACGCGGGCTGTGGCAAATTTTTTTTTAAAGGCAGGGGGGGT